TTCAAGTCCTAAATGAGGGATTGCTTGATGGAGCATGCACTCGAGTAGCTCCGTAAGAGCTGGTTATCAACCACCAAGATTGGGCCACGTAAGAGGTCGATCAGGAAGGAGGATCGCTAAGATGAAGGCGATAAATGAATCAATCTTACAAAATTGCCCAGATTCAGGGTCAACAAAACGTCTGAAATCTTATCAGGCGAGAATTCGGAAAGACAGTGTCCAACGAATATTTGATGACCGAGCCGTTGAGGAACTTTTAAAGTACGCATGGAACCCTGGAAAAGTTCGTGCGGAACTAGAGTATCTTCGAAACCTGAAGGATGACGAGGGCAAACTGTTCTGTAGAAGTATGGGCAAATATGCCGATATGGAGGTGCAGTTCCAGGGATTCCTGGCGCCAGAGAAGCTTAGCTTCAGATGGAATCGTCATTATCAAGCGGCAGTTGCAACCGTGTGCGCTCGTTACGCACAAGCGGAACTCAAGATGCGTGAGTATTCTTCTGATGAGGATATTTACAATTCAGTCACGGATTGGTCTACTGCAACGGGATGGACAGCAATAGCTGAAGGCCTTCGTAAGAAAGTAGATGTGTTACCGGACGTGTTCAAGGTCTACTCTGAGAGGGAGGCAAGAGCAAAGAGATGTGGTAGTTTCGAGACTCCCATCGTGTGTGGTACGCGTACCCAAGGCTCCGGTGCCTATGATGAGTTGGGCAAAAGGACTAACACTTGGAAGTCCAAGAAAAGAGCAGTGTTTATGGTTGATGTGTATACCATAATTGGAGAATCCAAATTTGGAGCTCCTTTGAATGAGTGGCTTCGCGGCTACCCATACACAGCAATTGGAAAGGATGACCAGTGGATTACCACCTGGGTTAACCAGTGTAAAGAGGAGGGATTAAACTATCTTAGCTTAGACTATTCTAAGTATGATAGCACTATACCTTCTTGGTTAATTCGTTCTGCGTTTGACGTAATCAGAAGCGCTTTCCAGGAGTACGATAGCACACTCTTGTCATGCGTCGAGGAGGATTTCATCAATAAGAACATTGTTACTGCAGATGGTGTGATTCATGTCACCCATGGCAACCCGAGCGGTAGTAGGTTGACTGCGATTATCAATGGTATTTGCAATGAAATAATGACTGAGACTTGGAAAAGCGCACTTGGATTAAGAGGTGTGTGCAATATAATGGGAGATGATAATTTAGTCTTCCTTCAAGGTAAGGTGGACCACGCACTCGCGTCTTCCATAAGCCAATATATTACACATAACTTTGGCGTCAAAGTGAACGCTGAGAAGAGTAACATCGGTACGTTCCGAGATGATCCAGAGTACTTGAGTCGATTCTGGGGATTTTCGGGTCCATATCGTAACGTTGGTGAGGTCATTTCATTAATTGCGTACCCTGAGAAATTCAGGCCCTATGACCGTAAGGACGTTGAGTTAACACCTGCTATGGTGCTTTATTCATATGTACTTGCGTACAAACGGACGATGTACGAATTGATGGATGTGGAATCGTTCCTAAGGGACATCAATATCTCTTTCACCAGTATAAGGTGGACCAAAGAACAGAGGGAGGCAGTTCCATATAATATCAGGTTGCATGTGGAACTGAACAATCAATATCAACGCGACACGCTGAGCGACTTGCTTGAGGTAAACTCAAGGCCGAGAAAGCTAAGCGCTTAACAAAAGCGTGGATTAGTGCAGTGATGGTGCACGGGT